ATGCGGCCATGGGTTTCAAGGTCGAGTGGCTCAACTACGTGCCCGAGTGCAAGCCTGACCAGAGCTGGAACGTCTACGTGTTGTGTGACCCCGCTGGTGAGAAAAAGAAAGGTAGCGACTACACGGTAATCGTCGCCATTGGCTTGGCACCTGATGGCAACTACTACCTGCTCGACGGCATCAGGGATCGCATTAATCTCACGGAGCGCACCAACAAGATGTTCGAGATGGTGGAACGCTGGAGCCCCAAGGCCGTAGGCTACGAGAAGTACGGCAAGGACTCCGACATCGAGCACATCGAATACGTGCAGGAGCAGCGCAATTTCAGATTTGTCATCACGCCGCTGGGCGGTCCAATGGCCAAGAACGACCGCATCCGAAGACTGGTCCCGAAGTTCGAGGACCGACGCTTCTGGTTCCCCAATAGAATTTTGTTCCTTGACCACGAGTCCAACATGCGCGATTTCATAGCGGAGTTAATCAACGACGAGTACTCCGCATTCCCAGTGGGGCTGCATGACGACATGATGGATTGTATAAGCAGAATAGACGACATCGGGGCTCACTTCCCCAAGAAGAAAGCGTCGAGCGGATACCCTGGCATCAAGGCCAAACCTGCCGTCGCGAACAACAAGTATAAAATGTTTAAATAGGAGAATTATTATGTGTATGGGAAATGTAGGTGGTTTAGCGGCGGCACCAGGAAATATTATCGGGGGCCTCTGGGGGGATACTGACCTCGGAACTAAAACACTAGGTGCTGGGATTGGCCGAGCTGCTGATAGGGAAGTTAAAAAAGTTTTCGCACCACCCGCTATTTCTACAGCACCCACAACCCAGGGTCTGCAGCAATCCGTGTCCCGTCCAGCCCGTCAATCTTTAATCAACTCATAGGAGAATTATTATGTGCCTTAGTCCTAACATCCCGAAAGCCACAGCCCCGGTCGTTCCTGAGAGCGTGAAGCGTGTGGCAAAAGACCAACGCCGCGTCGTGTCCGATAACACCGCCGCTGCAGCTGCAGCATCGACCGCAACCAACAAGACCGCAGGTCTGGCCACCGCACCATCAGGTACACAGAAAAAAGCCCTATTGGGAGCTTAATTATGATCATACTCAGCGCCGAAAGTAAAGATGCGGTCCAGTCGCGAGAGAACCAGATTGAAAACAATCGGACTTCGTTTGACGCTGGGTGGCAGGAGCAGCGGGAGTACATCCTACCTTGGCATGGTCGCAACCTCCACGGTGCTGAGAGTGACGAGGATAATGACGGTAGGCTCAAGAGCCACAAGATCATTGACGGCACCGCAACTCGGGCCTTGGGTGTGAGCGCTGCCGGTATGCAGGCGGGGATCAACTCTCCTGCCCGCCCGTGGTTCAAGCTCGGGCTCAAAGATAAGGACCTTCAGGAGTTCAAACCTGTCCGTGTTTGGCTCGACGCCGTGGAGAAGATCATCCGCGACATCTATGCGAAATCGAATATGTACGACATGTTCCACACCACGTACATCGAGCTCCTTTGTTTTGCCACGAGCTGCTCAGCCATCATCCCTAATTTTGACACCGTGGTACGCGCCAGACCTTTCACAATCGGTGAGTTCTGGCTCGGTCTCAACGCCGACAACAAGGTTGACACGTTCATGCGTCGCTACAGCCAGAGCGCGCGTCAGATGGTCATGCGTTTCGGGATAGACAACGTATCGAACGCCGTGCGATCCGCTTACGAGAATAAATCCACGGAGTCCACGTTCCAGGTCACCCACTTTATCGAACCTAACGACAACCGCATCCGGTTCCCGTTCGACGGCAACAAAGCATACCGTAATCTCTACCACGAAAAAGGATTCGAGTTTAACAAGGCCCTGCTTGCCACGGGCTCCGAGGTCTTCCCGATCCTGGCGCCGCGCTGGCAGACCGTGGGTGCCATGGCTTACGGCTTCGGCCCCGGCCACAGCACGATCGGTGACATCAAAGGTCTGCAGCTTGAGAAAGAGAAGCAGCTCATCGCCTTGGACAAACTGGTGGAGCCGCCCCTGGTTGGTCCTAGTTCGTTGGAGGATCAGGTGGTCAACACCATGCCGGGTGGCATCACCTTCGATGACAGCCTGACTCAGAACGCAGGACTGCGCCCTTTGTATCAGATCACTCCTGATCTCAGTGGGATCACGATGGGCATTCAGGATACACGTAACGCCATCCGCCAGGGTTTGTTCACGGACCTGTTTACTATGATCGCCAACAGCGTCGACGTCACCAAGACCGCGACCGAAGTGGCTGCGCTCAAGGAAGAGAAGATGATGGTCCTAGGACCTGTTCTCGACAGCGTACACAACGAGCTCCACGGCCCCGCGATCGACACCACATACCACTACGCCGACAAGGCCGACCTGTTCCCTGAGCCTCCCGAAGAAATCGAAGGTATGGAGATCGAGGTTGAATACATCTCAATCCTGGCCCAGGCACAGAAGATGATCGCCACTACCGGCATCGAGCAGGTCGCGAGCTACGTTGGCAACCTGTCCGCGATATACCCCGAAGCAAGGCATAAGTTTAACGCCACGCAGTCCATCGATGAGTACGCCGACGCCGTGGGTGTCAGCTCCAAGATCATCAACTCGGATGAAGAGGTTGAGGCTATGCAGGAAGCCGAGGCACGTCAGGCACAGATGCAGACCGCCATGGGTGCCGCGGCAGCAGCAGCCGACTCAGCCAAGGTTATGAGTGAGACCGATATGGGCGGAAACTCAGCCCTGGCCGCATTAACTAGGGGACTACCTGGAACGCAATGACAAAGAAGCGAGCCATAACCAACGAGGAGGATCTCAGACAGGCCGAGATAGACAACAACTTCACGGCCAAGGACCGTGTCGAGGTTCTGTGCTGGGTCTTGGCGAACAAGCTCGGGCGTAAGTTTATCTGGTGGCTACTGTCTGAAGGCAAAATTTTTTCCTCCTCATTGGGTCAACATCATGAGATGGCTTTTAACGAAGGTAAGAAGTACATGGCGCTGCAGGTCTTTCAGCTGATCCAGGCAGACTCCAGAAACCGGGAGCTCTTTGCTCTCATGCAGGACGAAAACATAAACAGAGGATAATACCATGGCAGACGAAACTACAACCGAAGAAACCACAACCACGGAAGAGGCCACCACGGAGGAGTCCACTGCGACCACTACCGAGGAAACCACGACCACGGAAGAAACCACGACCGAAGAAACCGGCGACCGCAAAAGCCTTCTCGATGGTGGCGAACCCGGCACGGTCGACTACGGCACCGTTGAACTCCCTGAAGGGATTGAGATGGACGCCGCGGCCCTCGAGCATTTCGCACCGAGGCTCAATGAGCTGAACGTGACCGCCGAGGCTGCGAAAGAACTATTTTCAGATTACGCTGCGTTCCAGAAGCAACAGGCTGAGGTCGAGACCAAGACCTTCAATGACGCATGGGACGCAGACCAAGCAACAATTTCTAAACTTGCACCGGAGGACCTGGCTGCGGCCAAGACCGCCAGTGCTAAGTTCTTTAGTGGCGATGACGCGAAGGCAGCCCTAGGAGGTCGCGCAGGCGACATTCCGTGGATTGTTGAGGGTCTAGCCGCCATTGGGAAGGCTATGCAGGACGATACCTTCTTGGAAGGGTCCGGTGGTGCAGGTGCATCAGTGCCGGTTGAGAAAACAATGTTCCCCACCATGAACAAATAAGGAGTTAAATCATGGCAACTGTAGGAACCAATAACCCAACACTTTCAGATGTGGCGAGCCGCCTCGATAAGAACGGCAACGTACCAAACATCGTGGAACTGTTGATGGAAACAAACGACATCCTGATGGATGCTACCTTCCAGGAAGCAAACGACGGGACGAATAACAAAACCACTACGCGGACGGGTCTCCCTTCTGCCACGTGGCGCAAGCTCTACCAGGGTGTCCAACCCTCGAAGAGTATCACGGCACAGGTAAGCGATAGCTCGGGCATGCTCGAAGCCTACGCTGAATCTGATGTTGACCTCATCGACAAGGCTCCGGACCCCCAGGGTTTCCGTCTTTCCGAAGAGCGTCCTTTCATCGAAACGATGAACCAGAACGTCGCTCAGACTTTGTTCTACGGCGATACCTCGGTCAACCCCGAACGTTTTACCGGGTTGTCTCCTCGCTACAATTCACTAGGCACCGATGAAACACAGTCGAGCTTTAACGTGATTGACGCGGGTGGCGACAGTGACGGCGACCAGACTTCGATCTGGCTGATTGTCTGGGGTTCAAATACCGCGTATATGTTCTACCCGAAGGGCTCACAAGCCGGTCTGAAGCAGACTGATTTGGGTAAGGATGTGACCACGGATGCCGCTGGTGGAATCTACCAGGTTTACCGCTCTCACTACAAGTGGGACGTAGGCTTCACGGTTCGCGACTGGCGCTCGATTGTCCGCATTGCCAACATCGACCATGCCAACATGCTGGCACAGTCCAGTGCTGCCGATCTGAACGAGATGATGATCAAGGCCCTTCACAAGGTTGAAGGCCGCAAGCTCGGACGCGCTGCGTTCTACATGCACGGCGACGTGCTGACGTACCTTGACATTCAGACTTGGAAACAGACCAACATTCGTTTTACTTACGAAACGGTCCAAGGTCGGACGGTCATGAGTTTCCGTGGCGTTCCGCTGCGTGAATGCGATCAGCTTCTGGTAACAGAAGACGAAATCACTACATAATCTGGAGGATTATAAAATGTTACTAGACATACTTAATTCATTCACTCACATCGAAGCCACTGGCGTCGATGAACAGGCCATCACTGCTGACGCGGCGTCGACGAACATCATCGACCTCGGGGCTCAGTACAACCAGTCTATCGACGACGGGCTGTATCTGGTCGTTCGTGTCGGCACGGCGTTTAATACGCTGACGTCGTTGAACGTGATTCTGGAGACCGCGACTACGGTTGCACTCCTGGGCTCCGCTCCGGTGACGATCAACACCACGAACATCCTGTTGGCCGCCTTGACCGCAGACACGATTGTTGTCCGTGTGAAAGTGCCGTTCAATACCAAACGGTTCATCGCTCTGCATTTTGACGTGGTAGGGACTGACCCGACCACCGGCACGATCCAGGCGTTTCTGACGCCGAGTATCGACGAGCAAACCCAAGTAGTTGGGTAAGGAGCAGATCATGGCATTTAAGTGCATAAGAACCTGTTACCCCGGTCGCCTTTTTGAAGAGGGCGAGATCTACGATTCGATCGGAAACGCGCAAGAGCGCTTCTTCGAGGAGATCGAGGTCGCTGATGACAATGCACAGCTTGTCAAAACCGGTCTCCCTGATAACCGCGAAGCTCCTAGGCAGGAGTTAGACGATCTTGGTGTTGTCTATAGCGAACGTCTGGAGCTTAAAGAACTCCAGGCGCTGCTGGATGAGGCCAAGACCGACGCTTTAGGGCAATAATGTAGCGTGGCCCTCGTTTCGGGGGCCTCGCCGCTTTTCCTTCGGAGGAAACTATGGCTAACCAAACTACGATCTGCAACATCGCGCTCTCGCACATCTCGCAAAAGAAGATCCAGAATATTGACCAGCAAAACGATGTAGGAGCTGAGGCCTGCAAACTGCATTACGACACTGCACGCCGCTTCCTACAGACCAAGTTTAACTGGAACTTCAATAAAAAAGTAGAAGCTCTGGCCTTAACTGCAACAGACCCTTTCGGTTGGGACTTTGAATACCAGAAGCCCGTCAGCCTCCGCATCCGATCCCTCGCTCCTGAAGGTGGCACAGACCTCGTGCGCTCTTTCTCAGGTGGTGAGATGGTCTACTCCCCAGCACTCAACTCTCAAACCCCTGTGCTCTACGATATCGTCGGTGACAAGATCGTCACCAATCTCGAAGACGCCTTCGCGATCTACTCGATCGACATAACTAGCGAGGCCCTTTTCGAGGAGTCCTTCACCAACGTCCTCACCTGGTACCTGGCCTTCATGATTTCCCTGCCGGTCACCGGTAAGCTCGCACTACGCGACCGTGCCGAGAAAGGATACAAGGAAGCCCTCATCGGCGCTACGGCGATCTCCGCAAATTCGAGGTCCGTGGCTTCCGCACGAACTAGCGAACTAGTGAGAGCCCGACAATGAGCAGAACCCAGCAATCCAGTTATGCCGCTGGAGTCCTGGCGCCCTCGCTCCGCTCCCGCAACGACCTAGCCAAATGGCAGATCGGTCTCGCCGAAGCCAACAACCTCCTGGTGAAAACCCATGGTGGCATCAGCAACCGTGCGGGCACCGCTCACGTCGGCCACGCCAAGGATGATGAGTTCGCCCGCCTGATCCCTTTCAAATTCTCTGCTACCGACGAGCTGTTCATCGAGTTCACGGACTTGAATATGCGCCTGGTCCAGGACAACGTGATCTCGGACTTCCCTGCGAACACTGACGGCTGGGTGACGAATGCCTGCACGCTGGACGATAGCGGCGACTACATCCAGGCGCCGAATCCCCAGCACGACCAGATCCGGTACCGGCTCACCTTCACCCTGGACGCGCTGCCAGCTTCCGGATTTAAAATACTGGCTTCCTGCGGTCTAGTCATTCACAGCAACGGGAATATTTACCTCCTCCGCGCTTACGAACCTACTGGGTTTTACCGTGTTTCGACATCCCATTACACTAATAACACAGGGAACTCGATCCCACTTGGTGAAGAGGTGACGCTTGAAGTAAACCGTGATGGGGATCAAATCTCGGTATCAAGACCAGGCCACTGGCAATTTAACTATACGACAAACTCAAACTATAATATCCCAAGTCAAGTGCCCGGGTCCACTGAAGACACCACAGGGCTCACCGGAAACTATTTTGCCAACTATGCCTTGGCTTCAGGGGACTGCAAACTCACCGTAAAAGAATATTCAGGAATCACCCCCGCCGACGGATTCGTTTTCCGTCTGGTGCCTGAAGTAAGCGACTCAGGCGCCACGGATCTGGCGGACAGCGGCGTCACAGATAATGGGCCCGAGACCACGGTCTTAACTGACAGCACACAGGCTTGGACAATCAACGAGTTCGCGGGTTTCACGGTTTACAACACCACAGCAGGCACCTCGGATCTGATCGTTAGCAACACTGCCACGGCTTTGACCGTGACAAAAGACCTAGGCACCAGCAACGGCGACAGCTACGAGATCACGGAGTTCAACAACGCGGGCTGCTTCAGAGACACTCTCGACGATGAGCTGTATTTCAGCCAAGGTGAAGCCACCAATGTTTACCCCCTGACCGTCGACGGCGCGGTCGTTGAGGTTCCAGATGTATCTTCCCCATACGCGGAGGCGGACCTCTTGGAGATTAGGTACGCGCAACGAGAAGATGTTCTGTATCTGACCCACGACAGCTACCCTGAATACGCGCTGACTCGGTTCCTCGACCATTGGGAAATGGGTGCCGTGACTCGGGGTGCGGAGCTCGACGCGCCAACGGGTTTGACAGGCTCTTTCAACGGCACGTCCCCGACTGCAGCTTTTGATATAGAATACCAGGTGGCTGCCTTAAACGCAGCGGGAGAGGAGACCTTGGTTTCAGACATTGAGACTGTAACAGGGCACGCCTCCTCTGAGTGGCAGACAGGGAAATATGTGACACTGAGTTGGGTCCCTGTCGAAGGTGCGGACCAGTATGTAGTCTATAAGAACAGCCGCGGCTACTTCGGCTTCATCGGCTCGACTACAGGGGTAGAGTTTAGAGATGACAACATCGCTCCCGATAGTGCAGATGGCCCCAAGGTTTTCCGTGACCCATTGAGTGGTGTTGGAAACTACCCAAGGGCTGTCAGCATCCACCAGCAGCGCAAGACCTACGCTGGTTCGATAGCCGCCCCCACGACCACGTACCTGACGCGGACCGGATCGATGACAGATATGTCCGTGAGCCGCCCGCTGAAAGATGATGACGCCATAACCGCACAGCTTGATTCAAACGAGGTCAACTCCATCCTGCACCTCGTCCCTATGAAGGACCTTATCGTTGTGACTGATGGTGGTGTTTACAACATGAGCTCAGGCGCTAATAATGACGCGCTGTCCCCTTCGACCACCCGCTACGATTTGGAATCCTCAGATGGTGGATCTTATGTCCGACCCATCGTGGCAGGCAACACGCTGCTCATGGTCCCCGATTTCCGCAGGGGTGTGCGCGAGATGTTTTTCCAGGTTCAGTCCGGAGGTCTGGAGGGTACACCTCTCGAGATTCTATCCAACCACTTATTTGAAAATGATCAGATCGTGGACTGGGCCTACCAGCGCGACGACTCAATACTCTGGTGCGTGATGTCCAGTGGTAACTTGGTCACGCTGACGTACCTGCGAGAGCACGACGTCGTTGCTTGGACCACACAGGATACCGATGGGTCCTTTGAGTCCGTAGTCGTCATCAGAGGTGATGGGCGCGACGTCCCATACTTCACCGTTAAGCGGACGGTCAACGCCGCAACCGTGCGCCACATCGAATACGTGACCAAGAGGCTCCCTGGTGGTGTCCTGGCGGATGCCTGCTTCCTTGACGATTCGATCAGCTACGACGGATCGCCTGCAACCCATTTCACAGGAGCACTGCACCTCGCCAATGAGACCTGCACCGTGCTTGCCGATGGTAACGTCGTCAACGATGTTGAGGTAGACTCGTTAGGTGAATTTGATCTCTCCCCCGCGTACAGCAAAGTTCACATTGGCAGAGGCTATGCCTCGGACTTTGAAACCTTGGACGTCGATCTGGCAACGGAGCAGGGCACGGGCTTCGGCCACGTCAAAAACGTGAACTCTGTCGTGCTGTCCATGGAAAACACCCGCGGAATTGAAGTGGGCCCAGATGAAGATAATTTGAAAGAGTTCGCTTTCCGTACTGACGAAGACTACGATGAACACACGCGAATGTTCACCGGCAAAAAAGACATCCCCCTTACTCCAGATTGGAATAGCAACGGCAGGATTCACGTCCGCCAATCCCACCCTTTACCTATGACGATTCTTTCCCACATTGATCAGGTAGAGGCTGGAGATGACTAGAGTAGATTCAATCCGACCCGGCGACGCCCTGCGTGTCGCAGCCCTCATGCGCGACAGCGACCGTGAGGAGATCTGGGCATCGCACAATCTTGAGCCTGGGATCGCGGTAGAGAGCTCCATCGAGCAGTCCACATTGTCTTGGGCAATACGCAAAGGCGAATACGCTATCGGCGTATTCGGTGTCGGCGCTGAACAGGTGGATAGTGAGCGCGGCAGCCCTTGGTTGCTGGCTACTGATGAGCTCACCAGCATCACGATTCGCTTCCTGAGACAGAGCCGCGGATGTGTGCGTGATATGCTTGCCCAACATTCTTTCCTTGAGAATTGGGTTGATGAACGCAATGTTACAAGCATCAAGTGGCTGAAGTGGTGTGGGTTCACCCTTTTTGACGCCGAGCCCCATGGGGTTGAGCAACGCCCTTTTTGTAGATTTGAGATGAGGAGATAGACTATGTGTACACCGACCGTAATACTAGGGGCTACTGTGGCCAGTTCTTTAATGCAGGCCAGTAGCGCTTTGCAACAGGGG